AAGATGGGACTATGAATGTATCGTTTCTTTTGAGACTACTTCAAATTCTGTTGAGCAATTGGCTATGATGAACAACCCGCCAGAAAACGCAAGCTGCGTTGTTAAACAAGATGATTTACGATTTATTAAATCAACCGTAAAGGAGGTAAACCAGATTGTCGATATACCAGCAGCTAACAGAGAAGATCATTCAAGCAGAAAAGCAAAGGAAAAATCTTCTCTCAAGGATAAGCAAGGAAAAAAATAAAATGGGGTATTATCCAGTAAATACTCTGGCTCTTGCTAAACAAGCTAACGAAAAGTTAGTGGATATAGTCCAGCTACAGGACCAAAGAAAACAACTAGAATACTAAGTTTTCTTAAAAAGTAGCGCACAACTTGTAAAAATTCATTTACTTGCTAAGGGTTCTTTGTACTTTTTTAAAAATATTTCGTAACATTTCTTGATAAACAATCACAGATACCTGTTGACTAAATGTCAATAACTATGTTAGAAGGTAATCAACTAACAATGGAGAAAAAAAATATGGATATACACAAACAGAAACCAAATGTTAATGCTTGTGAGTATTGCGGTACTGCTTTTACTAAAGACCAAGATACTTATGGTGGTATTTATTGTAACATTCAATGCGCTGCTCACAGAGGAGTTAGATACGGTTACAATAATTTAGTTGAAAAATTTGATGCAATCAAAGTTTCTGATTGGAATGAGAAAATTTTTCCAATGTATCAATATGAAAAAAACATAGGAGTACAATAATGACAGCAAACTTAAAAATAACAAACATACAAGTCATACATGCTGCGTTCGAAGATGAACCAGTTTACATTGCAAACTATGACCCAAACTATGAACCAACTGACACTTATAAAAAATATTTATCAGATGAAACTGTAGATGTTAAAGCTGTACTTGAAGATGTTTGGAGAGCCACACAAAACATCGAAGACAGTTGGAGTAACGGTGATGCAATTGGTCGACAGTACGACTTCAACGTAGACAAAAGTCCTAACATAACTGTTAAAAAAGATTTACCAGTTATCAAAGGCAAAACTTACGGACACAGAAGTACAAGTGTTGGTGATTACATGATTGTAGAATTTGGAAACACACCGATTTACAATTGCTACATTGCAGAAGATGTAGGGTTCTCATTAACAGAAAGTTGTATTGGTGGTCCCATCGAATACTGGAAGTTGGAAGCAGGTAAAATATTTGGTTCAAGAAGACTAAAGAAAAAAGCCTAATGAAAAAACCAACTTTCAAACAATACTTAGTTCTTTACATAATTTTTGTACTAGGTTTTGTTGCAATAGGTTTAGGAATATTACATCAATGGTCAACACAGGGAGGAATATAAAATGATAAAATGTCCAGAATGTAAAAGTGATAATCTAACTTATCACCCAGATGGGATTGATGTTAGATTTACAGATACATTTTCACAATCAGAAAATGGTAACTGGGTTTTTGATAAACCAGTTTTAAAACTTACAGAACTAATTGAGTGTGAGTCTAATCCATTATTTAGTTGTAAAAAATGTACTGCCGAATTTAATCTTAAACAATCAGCACAAGGAGGAATATAACCATGGGATTACACGTAAACATATATAAATGGAATTTAGGTGATTGCACAAATGGAGGAATTTCATCTAAGACACACGAATTGTGTCTTGTAAATGTTCCTGGTCCTTTTGAACCAGAGAAAAAAATTCCTGCTGCATTACTTGTAGAAGGTAACTTACCTAATACAGCAAAGATAGTTCCACTTAAAGAAACTCGTAAAGGTAAATGGTTTATGTTTGGTGGTAACTTTGCTTATTCTTCTGATGCTAGATTTTGTGATGCTGTAGAAAAACTACAAGGCTCTAGTAGTCCAGTAGCAATTCACGACAGAACTGAAGACTAATGTTTATTAGAAAAAACGGAACCAAATACAAAGTATACGATGAGGGTCGCAAGACCCTCGCGTCATTTGATACTAAAGATCAAGCGATCGCCTGGACAACCAAACCAAGCACTATAGATTTTACACAAGCTTTTAATTTATTTAACAAAAATATAGAGAACCAAGTAAACAATGGCATAATTAAGAAACATACTGGACAAAGATACCAAGAAATCGTTTCCTGCCACATAGAACCCCTAATTTTTAACGTTCCAATTAATACATACAAATACTCAGATTTCTTAAACAACTACCTTAAAAAGCTTTCTATGGCGGTTTCTCGCACCACTATGCAGCCTTTGTCTGCCAAAACTTATAAAGATATTATTGCTGTCTTTAGAATGATTATAAAGTACATCAGAGACTTAGATTATGACATTGGGGATTGTGTTAAGATATTAGATTATAGAACTAAGGTGCCTACCAGTAAAAAAAATAAAATTAAAAATGAATTTTATACAACAGTTCAAGATGCTAAATTACTAATTCAATCTGAGTCTAATTTAAAATATAAAACTTTATATTCTTTAGCATTAGTTTCTGGAGCCAGAACCAATGAGCTGTTGGCTGCCTGTTATGATGATTTCAAAAATAATACTTGGACCATACAGAATACTTTAGACAATGATAATGTCTTTGAACCAGGGTCTGTTAAAACTATAGCAGGATTTAGAACTGTAGATATTACAATGGAAGTAATCACATTAATTAAAAGTTTAAAATTACTTAACCTATCTAACAATAGGTTGTTCAATATTTCTAAAAGCCAGGTCAAGTATCATACTCAAAAACTCGCAAAGTCTCTTGGGATTGCTTGGCAAGGTGGACTAAGTCCATTTAGAAAACTTTCTTCCAGTTTAGTTTTCGATAGCAATATCTTATCTGAAAAAGAATTTAGAGATCGATATGGTTGGGAAGACTTAAAAACTTTTAGGAAGTATTACCAAAGACAAACAAGAAATAATATTAGAGTCGATGGTATATTTAATAAACTAATAAACTAAGGAGCCAAAATGTCTAGTAAACATCTAGCATACGATAGTGAAGCTTGTACTAAATATATTCAAGCTACGTCCTATAATCTAAAAAAATTTAGATTAGAAAGAAAAATGACACAGATGCGATTAGCAGATAAGCTAACTAAATTTCTAGGTCAAAGATACTCATATCAACAAATTCAAAAGTATGAGTCTTTAGATAGAAAAAAAAATAACAAGATACCTTTTTTAGTAGGTTATGCTTTTTCTAAAATCTTAAATAAACCATTAGAAAGTTTTTTCTTAACCAAGGAAGAACAAGATAATGCAATTATATTTGCAGGTAATTTAAAACCTAAACAAGATATTGTAAATGGTTAAAAAAAAAGAACTTGAATTGTATGTTGGCAATTGTCTTTACTGCAATAAAGGTTTGTATTCTAACATGGGTGGGTGGATAGCTAGTCCAAAGTTTGAGCCTACCCGTGTTATTCGATATTTCTGTCATAATGGTAAGGATGGCAGTTGCTTTGATAAGTATTGTAACTTTGTTCACGATTTAAAACTTAATGCTGAGATGGCGCATATCTCTACTTTAGAAACGGATTGGCAAAACAAACCACCGTATAAACAAATGATTGAGAAGTTTTTAAAAGATGGAAAAAAATAATTGTTTAATTTGTAATAAAAAATTTATTGATAATACAAATAATTTAATAAAAAAATATTGTAGTTCTCAATGTAAAAAAATTAGAGATAAAAATTCAAAAAGAATATTACCTGATAAAATAAAAAAAAATTGTGAAATTTGTAATGTAATTTTTATAGATACATCTTGGAGAAAACATAAAAAATATTGTTCTATTAAATGCAGGAATAAATTTAAAATGAACAATCCTGCTAGAAAATTATTTATAAAAAAATACAAACAAAGTGGAAGAAGAAAACAAGTTCTTAAAAAATATTATAATACTGATAATGGTAAAAGAGTTAGAAGTTCTAGTATTGCTTTAAGACATGCTAGAAAATTAAGAGCAATACCTAAATGGGTTGGACCAAAAGAAATAAAACAAATGAGAGAGATATATAAGAAAAGAAAACCTGGTTATCATGTTGACCATATTATACCTTTAAAAAATGATTATGTTTGTGGTTTACATGTACCTAATAATTTAGATATATTAACTGCTAAAGATAATATTTTAAAATCTAACAAATTTATTCCAGGACACAACGAAGCTTTTTATAATACTAAGTATTGGAAAAAAATGTAATTACTCTGCAGGACTGTTGTTATTGTTATTGATATAATTATAAACCCTACCAATAGCTTTATCTATTCCAAACAATTCACCTTTAATAAAGTTAGTATCTTCTTTCAAATCTACAATAGATACCAGGACCCAAGTACATAAACCAAACAATGCGCTGCCAATAAAACCCACTATCCATTTAAGATCAATTTTCATTCTGCAATCTTTCCTTTATTGGGACCCTTTTTAATAACATATTTTTGAGTACCATTAGCTCCATAGTTAACTTCTTTTTTAAGAGACTTAAACAATTTCATCTCTTTAGATTTTTTTTCAGAATTTTTTTTATAACTTTCAAGAAACTTGGTATCTCTCATAGCAGCTCCTAGTGTCTACAAGTATCACAAACACATAAATCTTTATCATACCAATGTGAATGTAATCCATCTTTACAATGACATTTGCAATGACAAATCTTGCAACGGTTTCTTTTTTTTCTTTTAGGTTTAGGTATCAATATCTTATCTACTTGCATCATCATTTTATCGACTGAACTAAATAACCAATAAAAAAATTTGTCTATCATTTGCCTTGTCCTTTATATTTTTTCCATGAACGTTTTTTTGATTTATTCATACTAGACTTTTTAGGTCTTCTACCAATACTAGTAGTTTTTGGTATACGTTCATGTGGTTGCTTACTTATATCGAATTTTATTTTTGCCATAGCTTTTTTTTGTTTTAATTGTTCTTTTAACTTTAGGTTTCTTTTTACTATATTGACTAACAAAACTCATAGGTGCGTATTTAGACATATTATTTTTTCCTCACTAGGTCGGTTGCTTTTATTCCATAGATTGCAGCCACTATAGAAATCCATAATGAAACTATCCACCAAGGCATCTCCTGGAGTTTTTGAAAATATAAATCTATCTTTGCCTGGATGTCTTCATCTTCAGCAAATACTGAATAAGCCAGAAGAAACAGGGGACTTGAAACGGTTAAAAGTACAAACTCATCTTTCCAGTCTCCCTTCTGATGCTCAAATACTTTTCCCGAAAATTCAATATCCCCACGTCTCATCTTCTCTGCATGAAGTAGTCTAGCTTCTGATAAAGCTTCTTTTGTTTTTTGTTTATCAGAATAAAGTTTAGCTCCAGTTTTTAGAGCCATCCCTATTAAATTCCATGGCATCATAAATCACAATTCCTCATTATGTTGGCTAGCTCCTGGCAACGATTGGGAGTCTGCATGTGCCACTTTGAGTCTAGCATTTGTTCAGCTGCTTCTGAATAGTCTGGTATTTCTAAAGCAGAAAACATATTTTTAAATTTAGATACACCAGCTTCTCCAAGTTGGAATACCATAGATGTAATAACATCAATTGCATCTTCTGCAATATCGAGATGATTAGTTAATCGGAGCGCAGCTCGTCTTGCTTTACCAAAATCATCTTCAAATACTTCTTCTAATAACTCTTTACTATAAATATGATTATCTTCAAAGTTATCTTGTTCAGTTACCTTATGACCATAACCAATAGTTTTAAAACCTTCTGAGCATAAATAGATTTGGTCGCGAAAACCTTCATGTTCTTTTATAATTTCTTTAATCTTCATATATTATTTTTACACCTAATTTTCTTTGAAGGCTAGTCAAAGGTCTAGTGATTTTACCACCAGGATTACGTCTTACTTTTTGACCTAAACGATTAGTAAATTTAATACCTTTTTTTCTACGGTTCAAAGCTTTCACATCATAGCTTTGATATTCGCCAGTTTTTTTATTGATAGTAACTAGATCAATAGGACCCAAGCCACCAAGAGGAATAAAAACAATTAAATCTGGATTGTTGGCAAACTTTGTTTGTGCCTTTAGCTCACAAACTAAACCCTTAATATTCTTAGCTGCCATAAGAATAACCCCATTAGTTAATTACCCCACTTAAAGAAACCTATAATAGCTGCTATTGAGCCTGCTAAAAAGATTAATACATTTACAGCGCCTTTTCCCTTGTTTACATCTTGTCTTAAATCTTTAATATCTTGTCTCATTTCATCGATAGCTTTGAATAAAGTTTTCATTCTTTCTGCGCAAACTTTTTCATGAGAGGATAGTCGGAACCCAACTTGCTCGGAAGGTGTAATAGATTTCTTTTTTCTAGGCATAAGAGTTCCTTTATTTTCTTTTAAGATTTTTAAAAAATTTATCTTTAAACTTTTTTATTTCTTTTTTTAAATTTGCCAATGATTTTTTTAAATCAACTAATTCATCCCAATCTTTCATAAAATTATCAAACATCATCCGCCTCTATTTCATTACAAAAATAACTAATATATAGTTTTTGATCGTTAATTTCTTTTTCTTTTAATTCAGCAAAACGAATAGTTAATTCGGAGCCAGCTACTACACATTGGGTCCAAGTGTTATATGGTGGATTAACTGTAACAGTATTATTGCAAAAACTTGTGATCGCAGAACACATGGTAAATGCTAATACAAATTTCATTGTTACTTCGCTGTTGCTTGAAACGAAGTTTCATTCTCTGCAAGGTTTAAATTAAATAATTCCATAACTACCTTGCAGTAGCTGGGTTATCTCCCACTAAAGGTTCTTCGGCAAATGCCATGTAGATGTATGTTGAACCAGATTGATTTTTATTAGTAGCTGTACTTCTCCATTTAAAACCATTGGATAATAAATCTACATAGGCATTAGTAGCACCATCTGCTTCTGCATTTGTTAAGTTTGGATATAGTTCATCATTATTAACATTAAAACCATCTCTTTTGTTATCAAACATTACCCAGTTATCTCCAGATTCATTTGTTTCTTTTGCTATAATAAGAGCAGGTTTAAATCCTGTGAAACAAAATGTACCATCAGTAGAACCATTACCAGTATAAGAACCAAACTTGCTGAAGCCTTTAACTTCTGCGAAGCAGTAGGCAATTATTGAGTCTCCACTTTTATTCATTGGAACTTCAGTACCTACACTAAAAACTGAACTTGTTGGAGATGTATTATTCCAGTAAGCTGATGAAGTACCTGTACCATAGGTTTCATTTAAGTATAATGCTTTTGTATTTCCTGTACTTGCATTATACATTAACCAATTATCGGCAGTATCTCTATTTTTTGTTAAAACAATTTTAGGCACAGAATTTAATCCATGACCTACTGTAGCATTACTTCCTGTACCTGTATAAGACACAATACTAAATCCACTTGTCGTATTAGCACTAACAGTTGAGGTTATGCTTCCATCTGTGTTTGATGAACCTGTGCCATTTGCTAACCATTGCCAAGCCGCATATTGAGAACCACTATTATTATAAGTTCCACCATCAACTTTAAATCCATTTGATGTTAACGCAATATATGTTCCTGTGTCAGATTCTGCATTTGTTAAATTAGATTGTAATCTTTTACCATCTCCTCTGACTTTATCCCATAATTGATGATTATCTGTTCCATTTCTTTCTTTTAACCATAAAAATTCAGTTGCAAAATTATTAGTAATAGTTCTGTCAGATGTAGCATCTCCTGTATAAAGAACAGTATTAAAATAATCAGAAGGTTTTTTAATTGTAGTATAAGCCATGACTAAACTATCTCCTTATTGTTAATTTCTTTGCATGAGTGTAACGAATGTAAAGCCATTATAAATTTAATCCTTTGGTTGAAAGAGCAGTATAACCTGTTGGAACATCATATTCAAATATTCCTATACCACTTGCGTTAGTTCCTGCACTAGCTACTGCTGTAGTTCCGAAGTAGCCATTGCCGAAGTTTACATTTGCCAATCTATTATCGTAATTTATAATTACTGGTTGCCAATCAACACTTGTAGATAATCCTGTATAAGCTGAATTAGTTGTAGTACCTGTTGCTATTTCAGAAATAGTTGCAGAATTTTGCCATGTGCCATTTTTAGAAAACCAAATAGTTCCAGTTGCACTATCAAAAGCTACTCCTATTATATCTCCACTTCCATAACTAGCTCCATAACTTGCTGTTGTTCCATAATTATTTTTTACTCCATCATCTCTATATCCAATATAGAAATTAGCCATATTGCCATTATCATATGTAGATAAATTTGTTAATCCAATATGACCTGTTGTGGTAGTTGCAGAAAAACCTGTTGCTTTAACTTCCCAATAATATTTACCTTTACAAGCAATAGAACCTACAACATTAGTAAAACGAACAGTATCTGCAAAATTAACTGTTGTATTACCATTTGATAATTGAGGATTTGTTGTTACAGCATCAGTTCTTGGAATAACCATTAATGTAGGAAAAACATTTGAAGGAGAATCTTCAGTTTTAGTTAATGTACCACCTGCAACTGTAAAGTTATTACCATTACCAGATTCGTCAGTAACACTATTACCATCTTTTAAAATAAAGAAACCATTAGTTCCATAAGTTACACTTACATCTGTTTTAATTTTCCAAACACCATTAGCATCATATTCTCCAAATGCTGAAGCATCATAAGTATAACCTGCACAAAGATGGAGATGAGATATTACACCACTAAAATACTCTGAATCATCTATTTCTCTACGACCTACAGAATGTTGTAAATTACCACCAAAACCTGCTCCATAGTTTTGACTTGGATAATTTGCAACATTAAAACTTGTGATTTGTTCATTATTTACATAAAGTTTCATTCTATCGGAAGCTGTGGATTGTGTGCTATCGTATGAAGCAACTATATGATACCAAGCATTAGTATCTCTAAATAAAGCATTAGTTCTTAATCTAACATTATCAATATCATGCAATTCTAAAAATAATTTATTACCACTATTAAAACCAAGATAACAATAATCATTAGAACAAGACACTATTGTATCATTATTTAAACCTGCTCTTTTTACCCAAACTGAAATAGTAAATTTTGTAGTTGTTGCACTACCACCACTCATTGTTCTTGTTAAATATGTACTAGCCATTAGTTAAACTGTGCTCCTCCTGTTGCACCAAATGATGATGTCAAACTAAAACTTCTGTCTGCTGTTTGACCTTCAGCATCTGTTGCTCTGATTGTAAAATTATAAGTTGTTGCAGTTGTAGATGCTCCACCAAAGTCAGTTGTTGTTATCACACCTGTTGAACTATTTAAAGAACAATTTGCTTGTGCAGCATTTGTTAATACTAGTGGACTTGTTACTTCTGAATAAGTAACTGCACTATCTGATGTTGCAACAACTGTAGCAACTGTACCAGAAAAATCTCCAGCAATAGTTCCTAGTGTTCCAGCAGCAGTTGTCCAAGTTGGTGCATCTGAAACTGTTAAAATATTAGTAGATGATATTACAGCTAAACCATCTGGATTTTCTATTCTAATTTTATATGTACCATCAACTGTTAATGTTGTTTGTACTGTTAAAGATGTTGAGTTGTTAAATGTTACTGTCTCTGCAACATACCATATACCTGTAGATGGATTTAAAAATTCTACTTGAGGAACTGATGCAAAGTTTGAACCAGTTATTGTAATTGAAGTTTGAGCATTAGTGATAGTATCTGGTGAGATAGATGAAAGTGTTGGATTAGTTGATACACTAGCAATCGTTAATGTTTCATTACCACCATCATTATTTTCTGTAAAACTAATTCCAGAACCTGCAATAAGTTTACCATTTAAATATCCATTAGTTGTATCATTAGCTGATACCTTAACTGTTTCATCAGTATTAA